CCCAACCATACTCAGTAAGATCTTCCTGATCAAACCAAGTACTCAGAATGCGAAAGGCCTGTTTCAGCATGGTGCAACTCAGCGTTGTATCATACTTACTGTAGTCCAAGCACACTGTGGTCCCAGGCTGCTCCACGAAATAACGATGAAGTTTAGCGCCCAGCTCCATTTTCGACATTCCAAACGCCATCGGGGTGTCCGATGCAAGGAATCTCTCAATGAGAGGCCTAGCAAACCTAGCTTCCATGATCGTCATCTCAAGTGGATAACCCCACACAAGCCTAGTCTTGTTGCCTTTTTGCGTACGCTTATAGGCAACACAGGGGTTCGGCGCTTTCAAGCCTCTTCTTATTTGCTTCTCACGGTCAAATGAGTAAGAAAGAGACTTGGCTTTTGAAGTCATAAGAGGCAGACCACTCGACTTCTCAAGCTTAAGTGCCTTAGTCATCACTGAATAATCGGAAAGAACCTCAAGCTTATCCCAGGCCCTCGGTCTCGCAAATATTTTATAAGCCATGCGAAACCCGAACTCTAGATGTTCGTCCAATCCTTCATGATCAGACCACTCTGTCGCATACCGATTCAAGGCGGTATACAATTGCTCCGGTTCATAAATCGAACGAGGATCCTCTTGAATAGAGAAACCTTGCTGATTCAGAATCTCAGCCACGAACCCGTCAAACAACCCTTCGGGATTGGGTGTTGACATCTGCTTAATGTACGGTTTTAAAGCCGCACGCCTGAACGGTCCTCTGTCTTCCAACATTGTCCGTTCCTCCTTGATTGTCGTGCCCATATCGCTGGGACCACGCGGTAAAATCTCACAATTTCCGCGCTTTCGTGTGAGGGTTAGCTCACTCACTCCACGCTTCTGAATGCCTCCGGCTACCTAGTCTCTTGGAAACTAGACTCCTTCGCACATCCTCCACGAGGTGTACAGCCTTGGAGCTCGGCTGCCGTGGGTTTTTCAAGACCCTGCGAATTGCTTCGCCGTAGCGACCGAATCGGCGTCGGCGATCAGCCCGTTGTAGATATTCAGCGCGGCAAGCGGCGTTTTAAGCTGATGAGAGATATCGGATATCGTTTCTTTCAAAA